ATTGTTCTCCAAGAAGAGATTTGCAAGACCTTGCATTAGATTTTCAGCAATTTCGGTCTTGATGCCATTATCAATAGAAAGCTGGTTCTCAGCAATCCACTGCTCAGCAACATAATCAAGGTGAGCGTCTACACGAGTCTCTAGGGACTCAGCAATCTCTTCGATTTCTTCGATTAGACGCTGTTCGTATAGTGCCTCAAACTTTTGAACTTCTTCAACTACTTTTGCCTTTACTGCAGCTTCAAAAATTGTAGCTGCCTTCTGCATGAAGTGTTCGGAGAGTTCTTCTCCGTAGAAAAGTGCATTGAGATCGTCGGTTACATCGACTTCAATCTCTTCTGCCTTCATTTCTGTTTTTTTCTTGGAAGACTTTTTCTCTTCCTTCTCATCTTCATCTTCATCCTCTTCTTCATCATCTTCTTGAGCTTCATAAATTAGCTCTTCATCATCTAGCTCTTCCTCTTCTCTCATTCCCTTTTGACCAGGAGCTGAGCCTTGAAGACGAGCCATTCCATCTGGTGACTTTGCACCAGCATTTACTTTAGAAGATGACTTACTCATTCTTGAAGAAGCCTTCTTGCCAATTTCATCACCTTCTGGTTTGGTTGTGGAAGAACCACCTAGTTCCTCTGGTGATGCACCCTGGCCAGGAGTGCTGTGCTGTAGTTTTTGCATACGGTCTCCTGGTTTTGCGTGAGCAGTGACAACGTTTCCTTCTTCTAGAAATTCGTCAAATTCTGTATTTAATACATTGGACATCGAAAAAACCCTCTAGAAATATGTGATATTTTCTACTATTATTTATGAAATTTTTATATTACGGAGAAAACTTTCAAATACTTGAAGTTTTCTTTCAGTTAAACTATTAGAAGATGCATTATTAATTGCTCGTCTGTAACTATTAATTACTTTTTCTTCTAACATGCCATTATTCCAAATCCACTCCTTACCTTCCATAATACCTTGTACAAAAGCATCTGGAGCAGAAGGGTCTGCAACAATATCTGCAGCAGTAGATAACATGAAGTCATCCTTTACTACATTGATTCCGTTTCTTTCTTCAATAGAACCAATTCCTCTTGAAGATACACCTAGAGTAACGCCAGACTCAAGTAGAGATTTGGCAATTTTACCCATTGGAGTTTCTAGAATCTGAGCCTTACCAATAAAATTGGTTCCTTCTGAACGAAGAGAAACAATCTTGTGGGATACTCTATCTAGGTTAATTGTTGGACTATCTGGATGACCTAGTTCACCTAGAGCACGACCTTTGGCAACATAGTTCTCGTTATAAGAACCAACCTCTCTTTCAAGAGTTTGCATAGGGTACATACGACCATTGCGGTTTTTTAGTTCCGCTTGAAGAAATACTCCTTCAATGTATAGATTTCTTTTACCACCTTTTTCTTCAGTGATAACTTTGATATCTTCGATAGTTTCTGTGATTAGTTTCATTGTTCGTACTCTTCTTCTGGTACATCTTCTTCATATTCATCGTCATCCTCATATTCAACTACAGAGTCATCCTCTTCATAATAATCATCCTCATCTTCATAGTTTCCGGTTGCAAACATATTCTGAGCAAGTTCAACTTTTCTCATTCCGATCTTTTCTGAGGCAAGACCAAACAGAGTATCATAAATTTTTTCATTTGCATTAATATTGTTTCTAGCAATAATGCTGTCAACAATTTCTTGTGACAAAGACATAAAAACCTCAATAATATATTAAAATTACAATAACTATTTATTAAAATTTACCTTTCCCGTAATCAGATGGAGCGATAAAGTCTTTAAATTGACTATTAATTCCGCCTCCTGCTGGGCCAGCTTCTCCAGATGCAGCTACATCAGGTTGTACCTGTTGGTCTTGACCTGGAGGCAACATACCTTGCTGATCCATCATCATTTGATTTGGATCTTGGATAATTCCAATTTGTTTTTCATTTTCAATTTGCATATCAATCTCTTCAATTTCATCATCAGTTTGTTTTAGAATTTGTCTGCGAACATATTCTACTGAGAAATATTTGCCCAAATATGGCTCAACCTGATTTACAATATTGAGTCTATCATTTAAGATTTCGGATTCTTTTAATTCATTGAAATGATTATCAAAAATATAATCGTACTGAATATATTCTTTCATTTCTTCCCAATCATCTGCAGTAATAATTCCTTTTAGAATTAACTGAGTTCTGAGAAGATCATGGAATAGATCACTAAAACGCTTACGAAGTCTACCAACAAACTTAGCAAATTTAAGTTCGTCTCTAGTGATTTCGTTAGTTCTTCCGATGGTGAATGAAGATTCTTGCTCTAGTCTTGAAAGAGGAATATTGAGAGATTTGTAAAGTTTCTTCTGAAAATACTTAACGTCTTCTAGTTCTCCTAGGTTCTGTCCGCCTGGGAGTGTGGTAATTTCTGTACCACGACCACCTTCACGACGAGGTAGCCAGAAGTCTTCAAGCATACTCATATGCTTTCTATCATCTCTGATTTCACCAGTTGCGGAATCATATACAACTTTATTTCTATATCTACCCATTACTTCACGTAGATATTGTTCTGCCTTCACTTTAGGTAGATTACCTACGTCGATATAAAAAATACGACGTTCTGGTGCTCTTGAAAGTCTGTAAATTACAAGTGAGTCTTCAATCATTCGGAGTTGATTCACAGATTTAATAGCCTTGTATAGATAACTCAAGACCATATTTCTGTTGTGATCAAATAATCCAGAAGGAACATAAGTTACAGCATCATTAGAAATTTTGATGCCATTTGCATCAGAACCTTTGTAACCTCTTGGAAAATAAATGTAATATTCAATAAACTCACCGTAATCATATTTCTGACCCTCCATTGTAGTGAGAGAGTCTACGTTTTTCTGTCGTTTAATTTCTCGTACTCTTTTGATTTTTAAAGAGTCAATATATCTAAGTTCTTTGATACCTTCTTTTGGTTTATCAAAGTCAATAATTTTATGGTAATATAATCTGCCATCAATATACCAGCGGCGAAAAATATTATGGCACTTTTTATCAAAATTTAAAAGACGTAAAATATTGGCAAATTCTTCTTTAATTGATTTTTTAATTTTATCACTTGCTTGAAGAGTAGAAAGCTCTACAGATACTGGAGCATAATCCAAATCACTACTAATAGCTTCATTGATAATATCATCAATAGCACTATCAATCTCTGGATGTAATGCAATTTCTCTATATTTTCTAACCAGCTCAAATTCATTATTATGTTGGCCAACGCCATCTAGATCTAGATACTGACCAAAATAGGCACCTGCGGCGACTACCGAGGTGCCATCATCATCATTAGGAGGCGCTGGTGAAAACGCCTTGGCTGGTTTCTTCTTTCTGTCTTCAATAGAGAAACCAAATAGTTGCGTCATAATAATCCTATAACTCTTTTATGTATTTATTATCAAATTTTATCTTTGGTTACTTCAAAGAAGTTATACTGGAACTCTACAGTGAATTCTTCAATCTGATCATTCGCTTCAAATGATAAATCAATAGAAGAAATTGCAGAAGGCCATGCATCATAGAATTTATATGCACGGATTGTTTCCATGCCATCTGTTCCACCATTAGTTGAGTCTGGACCCCTGGAAGGTGTCTGACCATCTCTGCTGAGTTGGAATACTGTCATGTCTGCACAATATGAAGCTCCACCATTTGCACCATACCCTAACTGGGATACGTTTTCAGTTAAAGCATTAATTCCTCTTGACCATGTTTCAAAAGCTTTACGAATTTCAAAATTACCATCATTTACTATGGTAACTGACCATGGTTCAAAAGTTCTATCTCCAGCAACTTTAAGCATTCTTCCACGGAAAGGAACTTCAATAGTTCCAATGTTTGATGCTGGGATTTGAGCAGTTTTTACAAGAAATTCAGCTTGAGTGGTTAAATTTGGTGATGAGGTTGATGCTGGACCACCAACATCCCCAATTTGATTTAGCTGAGGTGGGAAATTTAATCTAACTAGAAATAGATTAGGTCTTGCCCCACCTTTCTTTAAATATGATTTGAAATCTGAAATACTCTTAGCCATTGTGTTCTCCTAGATGGTTTACGAAAAAATGATTACTGAGTTAGTTCGCCAAAGGAAATGCCAGTTCTTGTAGCAACAAAGGTAATTGTGATGAAGTTGATGCTTCTTGCAGGCTTCACATAAATTTCAGCATTAAATTCATTTCTGTCAATGACATCTGGAGTATTATTGGTTTCATCACAGACCACAAGGAAATTATAGATACCTCTTCTTCCTTGAACACCTCTTAAGTAAGGTTCAACGGC